AAAGAAAGCAGAGAAGAAGATTGAAAAGAAATTGGCTAAGAAAACTGTTAAAAAACAGAAAAAGCCTAAGGATAAACCAAAGACTGGTGCTGTTCAAACTAGTTTGACTGCCACAACTTTTCAAGAAACTTCAACTGTGCAACCGTACTATAAAGCTGGTTTAACTCCTAATTCTAAGAGAACTTTGTTCTCTTTAGGAGTAGTTAATACCAGTGGTTCTAATGCTGGATCTGTCTTTGTTGATGGTAGTGTAAATCAGTCAATTGCAATAGATAAAAATGTGTTTGTTGGTCAATCAATAGGTAGAGATCTGGATAATTATGAGATGGGACGTATAAAATGGGCTAAATATCATTTCGTTCCTTCGATTGGCAGTACTACTGCTGGAGCGTGCTGGATTTTTTCCGACCCAGACTCTTTAGATGTTTTACCGCCTAACACTGTTGTTCAAAAATCTTTACTCACTTCACATGCTGGATCTAAGAAACATACAATCTGGAAGGATGCCTTTAGTGGTAATTGCATCTTTAATAAGAAATGGTTGTACTTGGATGCGGCTTTAATTAGTAATGCAAATACTACCGCAGATCAATCAATTGATAATGTTGGTGATCCTAGGTTTACTACCTTTGGAGTGCTATCATTTATTAATGGTGAAAATATCTCGACATCAACTGGAGCTTTAGGTGAGTGGTTTTTAGAGATTGAAATGGATTTTAAAAATCCACAATTTAATGATTTGTCAAAATTTCTTTACTCTTCAAAAGCTGTTGCTCCTTCTGGTGGTAGTCTTGGAAATTTAGCTAATAGTGTAGCTATTGATCCTTTTCGTTTGGCTAATAGTTTTGTTACCACTGGTACGCCAATTCAATATGAGGATGTTCGTAATCCGCGAACAGTTATACCTGTTGGAGCTAATTCTGGTGTTGGTAGTATGCAATTTCGTGTAACTCCAGGTAATTATCAATTTTATGTGCGTATTAGTCAATCATCTGGTACTTCTGCCACCATTTCTAATGTAAGTTTCTCGTATGTTTTGTCTAATACAATTTATTCATTAACTATTGATCGTATAATTATTGGTTCCTCTCTAACGAGTGTTGTTTCTCCAGAATTTGCTTCTAATTTGAATTCTGGTGCAGATGCGCTGCAAAATGGTGCTCTTGGACTTATAATTCGTCTTAGAGTTGACAGCGTTAGTGTGGGAACTTTTTCTGTATTTACACTTCAATTAACACCCACTGTTTCTGCTTCTTTCAGTATTGGTGCCATACATTGTGATGTTTTGCGTATGCCTGATTTTAGTGCTACGCCAATTTGTATGTTTCATCCACAAGGAGTTGCTAGTGGGTTTGTTGGACTCACTAATGATGTTCGAATTACTATTTGGAATGGACTTCGTTGTGATGAAAGAGGTATGCGCGTGTCCACAATGATTTGTCCGAGAGAGTTTATTCCCATGGTCAAGGAAAGTATGATGAAAAAATATGTTGATTATGATGAGAAATACTGTTTTGTTAGAGTGGACAACCAATTAGGAGATAATTGGCCTCCTCTATCTGGTTCATTTCAACATTGGCGAGATTATCCTCAATTGTATAATAATCGTCAAGCTCTTGAAGACTCTGATAAGATGCGTGCAGAAATTGAAAAACTCAAAAATCCTTTGAGTTCTGAAGAAAAAACAGTTTTAGAAGGGGGTCATTTACATGTCAACACTGTTGAGGAGCCTGAATCTCCTGAAGTTGTTGAAAATCCATTGACAAAGAGCATTCATATGAATACTAATGCAGTAAGTGCATTATTGTCATTGGTAGCAGCAAAGCGAAATTAGTACCTTTGCTGCTTTATTTATTTTAATTGTTTGGAGTTTTATTTGCAAATGAAATAGCAAATTGCTATTAAGTTTTGAAGTGAGCTTCTAATTGCTAGTGTTCGCACTCCGATGATGTATGTGTTGAAGGGATCAGTTGTTTCCTGCCAGTATACTGAACGGCTCCGGAAGCGGGAGGGAAATACTGCTTCAAAATTCGTTTGCTTTTAATGCTCTATAATATACATGAGGATCTGTTAACGGCTAACGTCCAGTTCGCTTTCACTAAAAAGAGTGATGACGATTTTTGTCCTGGTGTATTTGACAATTGATGAGCAATATGATGATTGTGAATCTTTGATTTAAGGAAAAAAAAAAAAAAAAAAAAAAACACGC